GGCGAATTTTAACGAGCAAATCGGGCGGGATATCGCCAGACGCAACGCGCGCGACAAGATCTGGGCGCTTGAGGGCTACTTGCTGCGCTCGACCTTGACGGCCTTGGCTCGTCAAAGTGGCTGAGTAAACCCATCAACTATCGGAGCCTGATCATGAGATGTTATCTAGTAACGAGCAGCTTCCACATACCGACCACCAAGGTTTTCTGCGGGACCCAGGCTGAGGTCGCTGCCCAGAAGAAGGCGTGGCTCGATGAAGGCGCGAAGCGCAAGGATGTCAGCGTCAGCGAGGTCGATGTGCCGGATGATAAAGCCGGTAAGATCGAGTATCTCAATAAGTGCCTGAAGGGGGAGGTGTAACATGGCGGCGCCTGATCCGGTAAATAACCCGCCGCACTATAACAGCCACCCAAGTGGCGTGGAGTGCATTGAGATTACGCGACATATGTCGTTTAATTTGGGGAATGTCGTCAAGTATCTCTGGCGAGCGGGGTTGAAAGATCAGGCGCCGACTGTGCAGGACCTTAAGAAAGCTGCGTGGTATCTCAACGATGAGATTAAGCGCCTGGGCGGCGATGAACCAAGCCCCGCTAAAAAGATGTGCGACTGCAACCAAGGCCGGTTGCCTTGTACGTGCCAAGATCAAGACGCGAGGACGATTGTATGAAGCTGCAGTTTCTGACGCTGCGGCTAGACCCAGCGGCCCAGTGGGAGATTCGGCAGTATGCGCATGCCGTCGGTGAGGTCATCAAGCAAATCTTCCCCATCACTTGGCGGCTGTTTCAGGAGGGCTATCATGACTAGCTTCTATGAAGATGATCCTGGCGCGCCAGGACCCGATGCCTACACCGCTGCTGAAAAGGAGGCGCGAGCTAAGGCCGCACGCCCGCTGCTCCTCGCCATGGTCGGTGCTCTGCTAATCCTACTTGTGTGGTGGGCTACATGAGCCCATTTGAGGTGCTGGGGTTGAATGCCGAGGCTTCACCTGAGGAGGTGACGAGGCGCTGGCGCGAACTCGCCAGTGAGCACCACCCAGATCGTGGTGGCGACCCCGAGGCGTTTCGTCTGTGCCGTGAGGCATATGAAGCGGCACTGCCACTAGCTCAGGAGCCGAAGCTATGTAGTGAGTGCGGCGGCGCTGGTAAGACTAGCGTGGTTCGCGGCTTCAACCAGGTGACGGTGACGTGCCAAGTCTGCCGAGGGAGTGGTACCAAATGAGCCTTAAGCCCCTAGTTGCGGTATTAGCTGAGGCGCCGCGTACCAATGATGGCAGCGTGAAGTACCCACTGGATTGTGGCTGTAGCTCGCCTCATGAGCACAACATGTGCGCTGAGCATAAGGATGAGCGGCTTAATGATATGCGCCGTCTCATGGGCATTCCTAAGCTGACGTTTTTGCATCGTGACTTCACCGATTTGCCGAGCCTCGCCAAGGCGCTGCATGACATCAAGTTGCAGTTGATTATGAATCCGACCAAATCGCTCTTGATAAAAATTATCCCTGGGGACCAAGATGAAGCCAATGCTAGCTAGCGCCACTGACGGCACTGGGTTAAAATACCCACTGCTCATCTCACCGAAGCTGGATGGAGTGCGGTGCATCATTGTCGACGGGGTGGCGTTAAGTCGCAGCCTGAAGCCGTTGCCGAACGCCCATGTACAGCGGCTGTTTGGACGGAGGGAGTTCAACGGCCTAGATGGGGAGCTGATCGTGGGTGAGCCCACGGCGAAGAACGTCTTCCAGGTGACGACCTCAGGCGTGATGTCACACGCCGGCAAGCCTGACGTGCGATTCTTCATCTTCGACGATCACCTGCACCCCGCACCGTTTAAGTTGCGTCATGCGAACGTCACCAAGCGTGCGAAGGGGTTTGTAAATCTGTGTGTCGTGCGCCACGAGCTGGTGCGGGATGAGCTGCACCTCCAACAACTGGAGGAGCATCATGTCAGTGAAGGCTACGAGGGCAGCATGCTGCGGGACCCACATGGGCCGTACAAGCATGGGCGCAGCACGTTGAAGGAGGGGTGGCTTCTCAAGCTGAAGCGCTTCATCGACTCTGAAGCGGAGGTGTTAGGGTTCAGCCCGCGGCTGCACAACACCAACGTACCAACGACCAACGAGCTTGGGCAGACTGAGAGATCTTCTCATAAAGCTGGTAAGATCCCGATGGCTGCGCTGGGGTCACTTTTGGTGCGAGATCTGAAGTCGAAAGTAGAGTTTGAAATCGGCACTGGGTTCACTGAGCAACAGCGCGTTGAGCTCTGGCTTGACCGCATGAACTTACGTGGGAAGTTGGTCAAGTACAAATCGCAGCCCGTAGGTGTGAAAGATAAGCCCAGGTTCCCAGTCTTCCTCGGTTGGCGCGACCGACGGGACCTCTCGTGAATGATACCCAGCGCCTCAATGCACTTGAGGATTACGGCTTGTGCCTCGCCACCCACGACGTCTTGAGCCACAGCGGGTGGACACGCACGTGGGTGGTGGTCTACGGTGAACGGACGATTCTCGCACCTACGATTCGTGAAGCAATCGACGCTGCGGTACTGGATATCCGTGCACAAGGCTTAAGTAGAAACTAGTTATTTACATCACACTGACGAGCGAAGTACGATCTAATTCCTAAATACTTTGGAGAACTGCCATGGCTGAAATCAAGTATAAATTCCCGCCTAAGATGGGCGCCTGCGCCGACAAGCTTTACCAGTTGCGTGAGAAGCGCCTGGAGATGCAGAAGGCGGTTGATGTCGTCGAGGCGGAGGAGAAGGCATTAAAGGAGCACATCATCAATACCCTACCTAAATCCGAAGCGTCCGGCGTCGCCGGAAAAATTGCGCGAGTCTCAGTGGTGACGAAGACCATCCCGCGCGTCGCTGACTGGGATAAGCTCTACGCCTTCGTCAAGAAGACCGGGTCATTCGATCTCCTGCAGCGGCGGCTCACCGATTCTGCCATCCAAGAGCGGTGGGAGGCGGGTAAGTCAGTGCCTGGCGTGGAGACCTTCAACGCTGTGTCTGTGTCCATCAATAAGGTTTGAGTTTGTAACCAACAGAGGTGAGTTATGGCTGGTAAGAAATCGACAAGTAAGGCGCTCGTCAAGTGGGATGAGCAGCTGGCGAAGGACGCGGAGGTGGCAGCCGCGATGGAGGCCAACACTGGCGGCGGGCAATTTTTCTCGTTGAAGTCTGGCGTGCTCAGCTGGCAAGATGCCCCGCTGCCTGGCAATGAGATGGCAGTCGTCATCCTAGACTCTATCCTCGAGAATGTGTTCTACGAGGGCCGGTATGACGCTGACAACCCGCGTGGACCCACGTGCTTCGCCTTCGGCCGGGATGATGCCAAGATGACGCCGCACAAACTCGTGGTCGAAGCCAAGAACCAGCAGTGCGGCGCCTCCGGGCTCTGCCAAGGCTGCCCGCAGAACGAGTTCGGGACTGCGGAGGTGGGGCGTGGCAAGGCGTGCAAGAACACCCGGCGGCTGGCACTGATCCCAGCCGGCAACTTCGACAAGGCGGGAAAATTCAACCTATTCGACGATGCTGAGCACTTCGAGAACGCGGCGATCGGCTACATGAAGCTGCCCGTGACAAGCGTCAAGGGTTATGCCGGCTTCGTGAAGCAGGTGGTGGGGACCCTGCGCCGGCCGCCGCACGGCATCGTCACCCGCGTGCGTGTGGTGCCCGACAACAAGGACCAGTTCAAGGTCGTGTTCGAACCTCTCGAGAAGGTGCCTGATGAGCTCATGGGCGTCATTATGAAGCGCCACGAGGATGCGATGGCCGTGATCGACTTCCCCTACCAGCCAAATGAAGAAGAGGCACCACCTGCGCGTGGAGCCAGACGCGCGGCCCCCACGCGTCAAGCTGCGCCGACACGTGGGGCAAAGCCGTCTCGTAAGTATTGAGGTGAGTGATGAAGAAGCCAATCAAGGATCCGTGTTTAACTACTTGGCTGGCGCTGAACGAGGCGCTGCGTACAGCTGACGAACGGCTGTGCCAGCGCCTGCTGAAGGTAGAGCGGGCCGGTAGGAAGCGCCAGCAGTTTCTCAAGCGCATCCACTCGCGGCTCAACAAGGTACGGGCTGAGCGTGAGCGGGCGGAGCTAGCATGATTAAGAACATAATTCAGGCACCAGATCCGCAGCTGAAGCTCACCGCTACTCCGATGCCAGTCGAACCTGGCCCAGAGCACCGGCTGGTCATCAAGGACCTGCTGGATACCTTTGATGCGACGAGCAACTGCATCGGGTTGGCCGCGCCGCAGCTTGGCTACCTCTGGCGCGCCATCGTCGTAGATGTGCTGCCGGAGCGGGGTCAGACCTATGTCATGGTGAACCCGACCATCTTGAAGCTGAGCTCGGATCTGCAGCTGGTGCGTGACGGCTGCATGTCGGTGGACCACGGGCAGCGCTTCGCGCAGACCAAGCGTCCTAAAAGACTGCTGGTTGAGTGGCGTGATCCACTCACTTGGGAGTTGAAGCGGCAGAAGTTCACCGGCTTGATGGCTGCTTGCATCCATCATGAAATTGACCACCTTGATGGCATCTTGTTCGTGGACCGCATCATCGTGGCACGGATGAACAGGTTCACGCTGCAATGAAGAAGCTCAAACAACCGAGACCCACCGTAATCGACTTCGAAACGAAGAAGATTGAAGACCGGCCTGCATATCCACCAGAACCGGTGGGGGTAGCCATCAAGCTACCAGGCAAGAAGAGTCGGTATTATAGTTGGGGCCATCCAACTAAGAATAATTGCACGAAGCAGCAGGCTATTAAAGCACTGGCTGCTATATGGTCAGAACCTGATGAGCGCGGTGGCGACGGGCTACTCTTCCAAAATGGGAAGTTTGATATAGACGTCGCAGTTACCCACATGGGTATGGCGCAACCTCGCTGGGATCAGATTCACGACACCATGTTCCTCCTGTTCCTCGATGACCCGCACCAGCGCGAGCTGGGCTTAAAGGAGTCTGCGGCACGACTGCTAGACTGGCCAGCGGAGGAGCAGGAGGCGGTCATGACCTGGCTGCTGGAGCACCAACCGGTGCCCAATATCAAGCTCAGCAAGAGCAAATCCTCGGACTTGTACTGGGGTGGTGAGTATGCCTGCGGTGACGTCGACCGCACCGAGGCGATCTTCCAGCTGCTGTATCCTAAGACTGTCAAGCGGGAGATGCTCCGCGCTTACGACCGCGAGCGAGAGCTGATGCCCATCCTCCTCGACATGGAGCGGTGGGGCGTGCCGGTAGATTTAAAACGCTTGCGCGGTGACATCCAGCTGTACAACACCTGGCGCGATAAGGTGAACGCTTGGGTTATCAAGCAGCTGAAGGCGGCACCTGACATCAACCTAGACTCGGGCGACCAGCTGGTGGCAGCGATGATCGCGGCTGGGAAGGCAGACCCGGCTAAGATGCCACGCACGGCCACAGGGAAGATCAGCACGGCTAAGGACTCGTTGCTGCTCGGTGTGACGGACAAAGTGCTCCTGGCGGTGCTGAAGTACCGCGTGCAGCTGAACACCTGTCTCAACATCTTCATGGAGCCGTGGCTGCGGATGGCGGAAGCTTCGAAGGGCTTCATCTTCACGACGTGGAATCAAACCAAGCAGCCGTCTGGCGACTCCAATGTGGGTACGCGCACCGGCCGCCTGTCAGCCAGCTGGTTCATGAACATGCCGAAGGAGTTCGCACCCATCTTCAGCCACGAGGCGAAGGGCCTGCCTAGGTGCCCGTTCAAGGAGCTACCGCCGCTGCCGCAGTGCCGCGGCTACGTCATACCGCTGCCGGGCCACGTGCTGATTGACCGCGACTACTCGCAACAAGAGCCACGGATTCTCGCGCACTTCGACGGCGGTGACCTGATGCGGAAGTACCTGGACGACAATTGGATCGACTTCCACGATTATGCGCGGGCAGAGCTGGCGAAGGCCGGGCGCATCTACGAGCGCAAGCCGGTGAAGAACACCAACCTCGGGCTTATCTATGGCATGGGGGTCGGCAAGCTGGCGCTCAAGAATGACATGTCAGTGGAGGAGGCGGGTGAGCTCAAGAAGGCGATCCTGAAGCTCTATCCTGGGCTGGCCGACATGTACAAGGACATGAAACGCCGCGCCTTGGCTAAGGAGCCGATCCGGACCTGGGGCGGCCGCGAGTACTACTGCGAAGAGCCGGCGATCGTCAACGGCCGCTTGATGATGTTCGACTACAAGCTCGTCAACGTGCTGATTCAAGGCTCGGCTGCCGACTGCACGAAGGAGGCCATCATCCGCTTTGCCAAGGAGCTCAAGTCGCGCGGGCTGTGGGGCGTCGTACGCCTGCTCCTCAATGTGCATGACCAGCTGACGGCCTCGGCGCCGAAGAAGATCTACAAGGACGCCATGGAGTGGCTGCGTATCTGCATGGAGAGCGTGGAGTTTGATGTGCCGATCTTAACTGAGGGCTCAGTATCCAGTGCCAACTGGAATGAGCTCAAAGATTACGATAAGAAGGGGAAGTTGTGCTAACGACGTACCAGCAAGAGACGCTTGAGAATATCAAGCGCACGGCAGTACGTGGTCGCCGTGTAGCTCAAGCTATGGCGGAGACAGACGGATACTATCTCGATATCTTTCAGCACATCATTGATGAAGTTCAACGCATGCAAACAAGAGAAGCCAATGAAGCAACTTAGATTTACTAGCTGGTCGTGGTCGCGCTACTACGACTACAAAATGTGCCCGCTAAAGGCGAAGCTCAACCACCTCGACAAGATTCGTGAGCCCAAGAATGCGGCGATGGAACGCGGCGGCGTGCTGCATGACACTATCCGGGATTACATCCGAGGCGTGAAGAAGACTATCAAGGAGTGTGGCTTCCCCGCTGTCGCCGTGGGGTGGCTTGATGAGGCTAAGAAGGCCTTCAAGAAGAAGGCCCTGCGCCCCATCATTGAAGAGGATTGGGCCTTCACCAAAGATTGGACGCAGACGACGTGGAACGACTGGAACAACTGCGTGCTGCGCGTGAAACTCGACGCCGGGTTGTTCCAAGACGGTGGTGAGATTTTGATCATCACCGATTGGAAGAGCGGTAAGTTCCGACCGGAGGAAGTCGACCAGTACATCGAGCAGCTGGAGTTGCAAGCGCTCGCGGCGCTGGTGCTCTACCCGCAGGTGCGGGAGGTGCGGCCACAGTTGAAGTACGTGGATCACGGCATCATCTACCCACCCACGGGCAAGGAGTTGGTATTCGAGCAAAGCGATGTACCCAAGCTTAAAAAGCTTTGGGCGAAGCGTACGAAGGCGCTGTTGAACGACACCACGTTCGCGCCACGACCCAACGATCGCTGCAAATGGTGTTTCTACGGCCAGAGTGGGAAGGTGAAAGGTGGACCCGGGTTGTGTAAATTTTGAGGGTTTAAGAATGAATATGCAAGCTGCGTTGATTAAGTCAGTGCTCGAGCACTGGCAGGCCTATGAGTGGACCGTGCAGGGGTTCGGCATGGTACGTACGAAGATCTATGATGTGGGCCGCATCCACATATGGGACTCACGTCTCCGCGTACCGTTAGTGTCAGATGTCCATGCGCATCCATGGCCGCTGTGCTCAACCATCATCTCAGGTGAGCTCATCAACCAGCGCTTCAAGGTCGGCGGTACGCTACCTTACTTGATGCAGAAGATCGCCACTGGCGAAGGTGGCGGGCTGTTAGATAAGCCACAGCTAGTACATCTGGAACCACAACTACCTGAGACCTACGGTCCTGGACGTGAGTATCAGCAGCTACCTGAGGAGCTGCATCGATCCATCCCGCAAGACGGCACCGTGACATTGTTGGAGCGGCCCATGGGCGACCCGCTGCAGGAAACTGTCGTGCTGTGGCCTCGTGGGACCGAGTGGGTCTCGGCGGAGCCGCGACCCGCGAAGGAGCACGAGATTCAAATGGCCGTCAGCTATGCCTTGCAACGTTGGAGCAGCGTATGAAGAACAATAAACTAGCGCCACAGCGCAAGGCTGCGCCCAAGCCAGTTGAGATCACCGACTTCAGCAACGTCATGGTCGACCTCGAGACCCTCGGGCGGCGACCCGGCTGCGCGGTGCTCTCCATCGGGGCCGTCGAGTTTGGGCCGGAGGGCTTGGGCCGCGAGTTCTACCTCGTGGTTGCCCGCACCTCGCAGCTGGGCCTCGGGCTGCACGAGGACCCGGCAACGCTCAAGTGGTGGTTGAGCCAGTCACCTGAGGCACAGCGAGTCTTGGTTGAGGCCCAGCAGAATGACGCTGCGACACTGCCAGTCGCGCTCGATCGCTTCACGGACTTCTTGCAACCAGTAGGGTTCAAGCGCGTGAAGGTCTGGGGCAATGGCTCGGACTTTGACAACGCGATCCTCAGCTGTTGCTATGGCGCTACCGGCCGCGAAGTGCCGTGGGACTTCTGGCACAATCGTTGCTACCGCACACTGAAGGCGTTGCGCCCGGGACCCAAGCTGGTCCGCGAAGGTACCTACCACAACGCGTTGGATGACGCGAAGTCGC